CTGTACAGGGAGCACCTGTTGCATGGCGCGCTAAAACGCGTCCTCGGACGGCGGGATCCCCCAGTCGGCCGCTCCGCCCAGCTGCACCGGCGGCACTGGGGGGTTGGAAATGGACGCCTGTTGCTGCGCGGTGGGCGTGGCCGGGGTAAGCGACCCCAGATTGCTGTTGGCCGCCCCCTGCGGCTGGGAAGTGGGCGGAGCGGACACGACCACGTTGGTGGAGCGCTCCTCCTGCCATTGGGTATCCGCGTAAATGGTAACCGCCCCGCGTTCCGCGGACTTCTTATAGCCAAAGCCCTTGAGCACCATGTTGGGGTACGTGGTGTCCGGGGTGGAAATGGTGACCAGCTGCGTGCCCTCGCGCAGTCCTTCCAGGGCTGCAAGGAAAGCCGACCTCGCCATGTTCTTTCCCTGGCAGGCCAGCAGCAGCCGAATGGAGCGCGGCTCCTGGACGCGGTTATAGGCGGCAAAGCCGCCCTGCTCCACCGGATGGGAGTTGAGGGTGGAGTCCGCCCCGTACTCCAGCTCCAGCGCCGAGTCCGGGAGTATGGCCAGCACGGCAGTACCGGTAACCGCCGTCACGGCCGTTTGTTGGGCGCTCTGGACAAGGATGGCGTAGGAGGGCCCAGCGGTGGATATGGCCTGCCCGGACTGCACTCCGCCATTAGCAGGGAGGGACGGGGTGCTGGAAGCGGAGTTGAGGGAGGAGAGGTCCAGGCCGGAGTACAGGGCATTGGAGCCAAAGGTCACCCCGGCGGGGAGCCCGAGCTGGGAAGCCAGGGCTTGCGCCTCCCCGGCCACGGTGGCCGCTGCGGCGTTTTCCGCGGCCGTGGCGAGGCTCGCCAGCGACGGTACACCCGGCAGGGGCGGGACGGTGGGGTACTGGGCGCTCATGCCATGGCCCGGGTGCCCAGCAGCACCATTTGCTGCGCAATGGGCGGGAGGATGAGCGGGTGGGAGGACAGTGCAGCTCGAGCCCCGGCGGCCATGCCCTGGGCGTCGGTGGCCTGCGTGGACACGTTCACGTTGTCAATGCGCGTGTGGCTGGTGACCGAGGAGCTGACCGTGGAGGATTTGGTCACCGCCGCGTCGGCCATGGCCCCCAGTGCTTGCTGTGCGGCCACGAAGCGCAGGTCAAGGGAATTGTCGTTTACGATCTCGTCCAATTTCTTGAAGAGATACGTTTTGGTCAGCAGATCCGACGTTAGCCCCATCTGCCGCAACGCACGCTGGAATTCAGGCTCCTTCAGCGCGAAGGCCAGCTGGTCCGCCACCTGCTGGTTCGCAGCCACGGTGGGCGAGCCCATGCGATAGCCGTACATTTTGGCAAAGCGCGCCTGCCGCGTAGCGTCCCACTGCATGAGGCCGACATGCCCAGCATTGACCGCGAACGGGTCCATGGTGGACTCCTGCGTCATGTTACCCACCATGGCCGCAGCGTCCAGCGGAGAAATGCCGGCGCGGATGAGGGACTGCATGGCAGCCGCCTGTTTGCTGGCGAGCGAGCCTGCGCGCGGCGCGTAGCCCGTGCGCCAGCCCGGACTCGGAGCCGCCGGCTTGCCAAAAAAGCCGCTGATAAGGTCGAGGATCTTGTTCGTAACTGAAAGCAGGCTGGTGAGGATTGTAACCACCGCCTGCAGCAACCCCTGCGCGTCCCCGTACGCGGTCTCAGCCAACACGTCCTTGGCGATCCCAAGTCGCCCGAGCACCTCTTGACTCTTGAGTGATTCCTGAAGCGTGGTGCCGAGTTTCACAGACTCCATGGCCCTAATTTGCTTCTGCAAGTCACCGGCAGCCAAATTGGGGTTTGTAGCCAGGGCCCACATTGCATCATTCATCACCGGCCCGGTAAGTGCACGCAGTGCCCCCAAGTTCTGGAACCCCTGCGCCGCAGCCAACTGGTGCACGCGCGAGAACAACTGCGCAATGTTCACTCCGCCCTGAAAGTTATACCCGACGCCCAGGCGCGACAGGGCGATGAGCTGCGCGGTAGCGCTCCCCGCGCCAATGCCCATGCCGAGCACCGCGGTCTGCAAGCCAGCGATACCGCCGGAGATATCGTTTGGATTTGCCCCTACCGTCTTCGCCGCTTCGCCCCACGCCCAAAGGTTCTGCGCGTTCATCCCCGAGAGCTGCGCCTGGCGGTACAGCGTGGCGTTGGATGCGGTCATGGCGTCGTTGAGCTTCCACATGCCCAAGCCCAGCGCGCCAATGACGGCAATCCCAAGGCTGGTGGGCGACAGCAGTGCCCCAAGCCCCTTGGCCATCACTCCAATGGGCGCGCCCGGACCGCCGGAGACGCGCGCTGCGATGCCCAGATTCCTGAGCTTCGTGGCCAAGGAGTCCAGGCGATCCGCGGACGCCCCGATGCGGGAGTCCTTGGCGAGCTCGCGAAACGCTTCGCCCACCGTTTTTATACCGTCCCGCGCACCGCGCGCGGAGCGCTTGGCCTGCTGCTCAAACTCCTTGATCCTGGCGAGCGCCCGCTGTTGGTCGGTGCTAAAGCGGGTGGTGTCGATCCCCAGCTCCAGGAACAGCGAGTCGATGATTGCGTTGCCCAAAGCCCCTTACCTCTTGTTCGCCCGCCTTATCGCCTGGTTCTCGTTGTGCTGCGCCACCGCATGAATTTCAAACAAGTCCCACAGGTCCTCCAACCCGTACACAGTTTCCAATTCATGCAGCGTCACATGCACGTGCTCGGAGCCGAGCACCGCCGCGATCACCACAGAGACGTTTACCGGCGCTGTGGCTCGGCGCCGCTCGCCCCCGGCTCCGGGGAACTCGGGGAAGCGGCGTCTACGAAAAAACCAAACAGCACCTTAAGCACTTCCGCCTTGAGCCGCAGGCGGGTGGTAAAGTCCTCGATGTCCTGGTCCACAAGCGACCGGTCCGCGGTGCGCTCCACGCGCTGCACGCACTCCATGAGCTCGTCCGCCAGCTGCAGCCCCAGCCGCGACGGGATCTTGGTCGCCTGGCTCGCAATAACGTAAGCCATGGGAGCGGCACCGAGCTTGAAGACCTCCGGAGGAATTTCCACCCCGGCTTTCCCCAGGCCAAACACCGCGCGCAGTATCCACCGCTCGCTGCGCATGCACGGCCACTCGGTGATGCGGAACGTCTTGCCAGCATCCCGGCCTTCGGTAATCGTGATCGTCGCTGTTTTGAGCGCCATTTACGCGCCCCCGCAGTCGTCTGTGTCCACCATGGACCTGCCCTCCGGCGCTTGCTTTAGGTGCTAGTCGTCTGCCACGCCGGGTTCGCGGTCATGGACACCGACAGCGGCTCGGCCACCTTCTTGAGCGGCGGCAGAAAAGGCAGCGACTCGCAGTACACGTCCTGCAGGTCCACGTCCAGTCCCAGCGACGGCGCTACAATCTTCATAGTGGCCGCGATGACATCGGTCATTGCATCCTGCGCGGCCTTCCAGGCGTAGAACACTGCAATGCTGTCCGAATTGGCTTGGAACATGATGCGGAATTTGGACAGATTGAAGACATACCCGGCGACGACATCCCCGTCCGCGCCAACGCGGGACTCGGTGAGCGTCTGGGCGTCGGGGTCCAAAATGTCGTCGGTGGAAAACTGCTGCAGTAGCACCCCGGAGGAATACACCCCGGGGATGGTGAGCGAGATACTCGCATTTGCACTGGTGATCGAGCCGGACATGCGCTTGGGCTCCTACTGGATAACGATTGAGGGCATGGTGAGGCTCTGCACGCTCTCCCCGTCCTGGTACAGGAGGATGGCTGGTGGGGAGCCGCGCACCTCGCGCACTTCGGCCGCAGTGCCGGCCGCGTCGGTGTACAGGTAGTAGCCCTGGGCGGTGATCGTGGCGGAGACATCCGCGCCCACCAGGTTTATGACCTGTTGTATTTGCGAGGCAGAGAGCGTGACGCCTTTGCGGATCGTGCCGAAATTGAGCGCCGCCTGTATGGCGGGCGCGCAGAAACTAGCCAGCAGCGCATCCCCATCGCTGTTGTACGGGATCTGACCCACCGAGCGAAAGCCGGTGATGACGCCCAGCTGCAGGCCGGCGTTGAGCTTG